CAGTTGACATAGTATTCAGCCCACTCGGCAATTAGCATCGATGGGGCTGAATTTTCAGCCTTGCACCGATTAATAACTCCATAAAGGTCTTCGATTGTTAGTGCCTGCATCTCTTTGTGAATTCGTTCTGACATTATCGCTCCACTCATTAAGGTTCATTCCTTACCCCTATTGTTGCATGTATCGGCATCATTAACAAGGGGACAAACGACCCTAGTCAATCTTATTGATGCCGGAAGTACTTCATTGGATGAACGCTGGGGCGGTCGAAAACATTAAATGAATGGCGGTTCATTAAACCCAATTAAATGAACGACGGTTCAGCGTACACTTGTCCTCCCACTATTTGAGCGTACACATGTACTCTGAATGGTGATTCAGTTAACGATTAAATGAATTGCGACTCATTAAATGATAAAATGAATGATGATTCAGTTAACTCAAAAACCGACACCACCCCCCGGTGTCGATCCCCGATGTTACTGTTAAACCCCAACAACACCATTCCCCCCAATTCACTCATGACGCACCTCGCCATTCCCTGCTACCTTCATAGAGTATTGGCAGACGGCCCCGGATAGGCTGCATCCCCCTGCTCCTTCGTAGTCGGCAACGTTCACAAGCTGCGCCCAGTCCCCTTGGAATTGGAAGGGGAAATGTTTGCGTAGTCGTATATGGGTTATGTATTCGTAAACGCATCCCGCGCTATAGTGGTGTGCTCNGTGNGTGTAGGTGTTTGGCTGGCCTTCNTGGGCTATGGCTACGGCGCCCACAACATGGGGTTGNCCNATTTGGGCTAGAAACCGTTTACCGTCTTGGGACCACANTTCCCAGGTGTCCATTCCGGCGGGTCCGTATGNNACNCCGCAGCCGGGTTGTTCTACGTATGTGCCNACNTCNTANGTGCCTGNNTCTAGNGGTTCGTTCATTTCTTCTGGTGAGATGTGAATCCACTTTGTAGCGTCGGGGGCTGGTTTTTCTGGCCCGGTATTTTCGCCGTAGAAGTGGGGTGTTCCACAGCCTTGGATAAGTGCGGCGATTGTTAGGAAGGCGAGTGTCCAGAGGATTAGGAACACAACGAGTAGTAGGATGTTTTCGTAGTTACGTTTCATTATCTAGCGCCTGTGCGATTAGGAGTCCAAAGGATTGTATGGCTGGATGNGGGAGTTTGGTTTCGGTGAAGAAGCAGACAGCCTCTAGNATTTCGTGGATATAGGTTTCCCACTGGAGAGACAGGGGTGAGTTGCAGTTGATATGGATTTCTAGTTTTTCGGAGTCGAAGTACCCGAATACGCCTACGGTGCCGTCTATTTTTTCCTTGTCAAGTTCTCTGCGGGTTATCGTAATTGTGTGCCCTCCCATTTTTATTTTTTCTGGGATTTTCACTTTACCACCTGCCCTTCAACGATGGCTTGTCCTCCTACTATGGGGATATGGTGAAGGATAACCTCCCCGGATTTCAGGAGATAGCCGATGCCGAAGCCGAGCGACCAGTTGGTTTTGGCAGCAGCTTGGTGCATGTAGTCGATCTCTTTGACATCCCCGAGCCACCCGAACATTGCAGACTGGATGTGTTCCCCGTGAAACGTTCTCCGGGTGTAGGACGCGGCCCGGTGGGTATGGCCGATAACGACGGGNACGCCGAATCGGCTAGAAGCGGTACGATGAGCTGTTTGGCCTGCGGAACCATAGTCATGACTGACGGCGAGATTGCCGATATCTATATGGTTCTTGTATTCCACGTACTCCCACTTATTCTCACGAAGGTGCAGCAGGGTCGGAATATCCACTAAGCCAAACAGCTCGGGGGCTTTTTGAGTGATGTAGCGTTCGAGCCGGTACTCGTGGTTCCCGGCAATATAGATTTTACGCTTTATTTCTAGCCCCTCTAATTGTTCGAGGTGGTCTCTTACGGTGTCGATTTCTTGGTGGAGTAGTGTCTTCCGGTCGGGGGATTTGTCATGTTTGGAAACTGAAAAGCAGTCGGCGAAGTCTCCGAGAATAACCAGTATGTCTGGTTGAAACCGCCTTATTGCCTTGATAAGAATCTTCCAGGCGCACCGGTCGTTATACGGGACATGAACATCCGGTATGAAGAAAACCTTCTGGTACTTTCGCGCCATCGCATTTCCAAAATCGGTAAAGTGTATGAGTAGGTGTGTCACCGTGAGAAGTGTACCTACTCGCCACTAGCGTAGCGCACATGTGCCTACCCGGCAAGTTACGGGCAAAGCGCCCTACCATAGAGGGGGGTCAGAATATGACTAGGCCCGGAATCGCACAGCCGATTAGTACACGAAAGCCGAGATTGTTTGGCGCTACTTTAGGCCGTTTATACTGGTGACACTGGTGACGCATGATTAACGCACAATTAAATCCCCAATAAAATCAACACGTTCCTAATTAACCTAATTAAAACCTAATTCTTTCACACAATTAAAACATGAATAGAACATGATTAAGTCTTGCACTAAGTCTTGCGCTTTCTCGAATCGTACAGCCGACTAGGGAGTTTGGGAGATGCTCGGGAGCCAAGAAAGCCTATCTCCCAGGCGGTCCCCCTTTGCTTTCAGTGACTTACGACTGATTTGGGAGTTTGGGAGCAATATTTGCAGTCGCAGGAATAGCAGGAATAGCAGTAGCAGCGGCAAATTAAGGGTGAAGCTTTGGGGAAAAACCTGCAGCTTAACCTGCAGCTTAATTAGGACAATAGGCCCCAAGTCACTATTGTGCGTTTTGTAGGTTTTGTAGGGTGATATCCTGCGGGGTTTTTGCATTGTGTCAGAGTTTAGGCATACACTTCCTTACAAGCGATTAATGATAGACGTTTAGGCGTCATGCACCTATTTTGGGGGCCTTATGGCCAAGAAGATTTTCGATGCCAAGAAATTGGCCGTAAAATACGATGAGGCGCTAACCTCAAAGCCCTCTAAGTTCGCTCGTAAAGAAATCCTTGNNCAAGCTGATGAACTTATCGCCGCAGAAGGCGCTACGGTTGAAGTAAATAAGACCGCCATCTCCCAATTGGATGTGAGCTTCCTTCCTTCGCTCCATGGGATAATGACCAACACATATTCGGTGATTGACAGCGAAGTACGGCGTTTAATGCGAAGTTCGCAGTCCTCGGGGCTCGATAACTTCCAATCTAGGCATTTGGGGACCCTNACACGGTCACTTTGCCAGTTAGCACAGCTAGAAATGGGNATTCGGGAGCAAAACGAGTTGGAATACATGCCTGATGATAAATTGCAGGAATTGGCCGATAGGGCGTTTAAAAAGCTAAAAACCAACCTGGATTCGGTGAAGGAATGAGCACAATGCTAAATGAGATTCGAGATTCGGGCCGTCCTATTGTCTGCTCTGTATCTGGAGGTAAAGACTCAACCGCGATGGCACTCTGGCTAAAAGAGCAAGGGTTGCATGAGACTAACCCGCTATTTTTTGTCTTCTCTGATACAGGGTGGGAACACGCTGAATTATACACCTATATTTATGACTATCTGAATGAGCGGGTTTTTGATGGGAAGCTCCACACCGTTAAATCGAAAAAATACCCCGGAGGAATGCCGGAACTAGTAGAAAAGCGCGGGATGTTCCCGAGTCGTAAAATTAGGTTCTGCACCCAGGAGCTTAAAATCTTTCCGATTCGGGACTTTATAAGGGAAATTCGGGAGCAATACCCTGACCTTGAGAAACCGATTAATGCGGTAGGTATTCGGGCGGCTGAGTCTAAAGCACGGTCAAACATGCTCGAATTTGAACCCGGTACGATGCTAGAGCGCGGCCCGAAGTCGGCGACCCTCTGTGATACTTGGCGACCCTTGATCACATGGGTTGTGCAGGATGTTGTGGATATCCATACGAGAAATCAGGTCCAGCCTTGCCCGTTGTACTTGCGTGATGAGTTGCCCGCAAGTCGTGTTGGCTGCTGGCCGTGCATTATGAGCCGCAAAGAGGAAATCCGCGCAGTCGCAAAAACAGACCCGGCAAGAATTGAACAAATCCAAGATCTTGAAACCCTGGTGGCTGATAAGGCGCGGGAGCGATATGCGGCAAAAGGGGAGACATTCGATACCCTTGGGTACACGCCGCCCACGTATTTTCAATCAAGGGAAGGCGACGGGTCAATGTGGCCAATTGCTGACGTGGTTAAGTGGTCCTATACAAAACATGGTGGAAAACAATACGAATTTTTTCTACCCTCCAAAGAAGAGCGTGGGTGTGGGATGTGGGGTCTATGTGACATGGGACCGGAGGATTAGCGCGCCATGAGCAGACTGCACGAAGACGCCGAAAAATACCTTGCTCCGAGCAGGTTGCGGGATGGGGTGACGGAGGCGTCTCCTAAATTCAACCCGATTCGGGATTCCAAGCGTTTACCTATCCGGGTGCGTCAAGCTGATGAGGGTGATGCGAGCTTCATCTACTCTAGTTGGTTAAAAAGCTACGCGGCCCAGAACAAGGACCAGCCGAAGTTCACGATTTACGAGATGCACCGGGAAGTGGTTAGCCGGTTGCTTGAGAGTGGGATTACCCTGGTGGCCTGTATGGAGGATGACCCTGACCAAGTGCTTGCCTGGTTATGCGGTCAGAGGATTCCAAAATTCCTAATTGTTCATTATTGCTATACGAAAGCACCGTTCCGGAAATTCGGGCTGGCTAGGACGCTGCTAAATGCGTTCGATTATCGACAAGGCGAACCGATTGTGATTTCCCACAAGGGGTATATTTGTAAGGACTTAAAGGGGAAATACAACTTTTTACATATCCCCCATCTTCAACAAGAGGGTGGGTTGGCACACATGGAGGAGATTTATAATGCGCGTAGTAGCACTGCAACTGACGGCTAACGCAAAGCCACTATTGAACAATACGTTTATTAATACGGAGTTAAAGCAGCACCAGGAATTTGAGATGCACCTCAACAATAATATGATTGAGATTATCCACCGGGAGAAGGGGGCCTTTATTATTCCGTTAACTTCGGTTTCCTGGTTTCGCCCTGACCCGATTGGTACCGGCCCTACAGTAAAGAAACGCCGAGGNCGCCCACGAAAGTCNACGCCTATTGTGACTAAGGTTGCCACCGTGGCTAAGGCGGAGCCAGAATCAACCAACTAATGACCAAAGAGCATGACGCAAGAGCGGTTATCCGCGAATATATCAAACGGTTTGGCGAAACTCCCCAAGTCGATGATGAGTCATTGCCCGATAGAACTTTTCGCTGGAAAGAGGACCTATTTGAATACCAGCGAAACTTTATTGATGACCCGTCTCATTTTAAGACAGCGTTATGTTCTCGTCGTTCAGGTAAGACTTATGCTTGCTGTTACTACCTAATTGAAACTGCGACGAAGCACCCTGACAGCCTTAGTGCTTATATCGGTTTGTCTAGGCGTAGTGCGAAGCGGTTGATGTGGCAGGAGATGAAGCGGGCGAATAGAAAATATATGTTGGGGATTAAGTTTAATAACTCTGAGTTGGTGGCTACGCTCCAGAATGGGGCTCAGATTATTTTAACGGGGGCAAATGATGAAGCTGACATCGATAAGTTACGGGGTTCTACTTACCGTCTTGTTGTTCTTGATGAAGCGGCCAGCTTTGGAGCCCATATGGACTCCCTTGTTGAAGAGGTACTTGAACCGGCGCTAGTGGACCATAATGGGACACTGGCTATGATTGGTACACCTTCGGCGGCATGCTCTGGCCTGTTCTATCGTGCGACAACGGAATCTGATTTTGGGTATACAAATCACCACTGGACGATTCTCGAAAACCCGTACATTCCCCATGCTAAGGATTGGCTTGATAGACGGATGAAGCAAAAGGGCTGGAATGACGAGAACCCTATCTACTTGCGTGAGTGGCGTGGGCGGTGGATTAGAAGCTTTGACTCGTTAGTCTATCAGTTCAACGAAGACCGGAATGTTGTAAACACTCTGCCTTGGGATGACCATGACTGGCACTATATCCTCGGGGTAGATTTAGGTTACGAAGACGCTACAGCCTTTATTATTGGGGCTTTTTGTGAAGACTTGCCAGATTTCTACATCGTGGAGGATTACAAGAGTAGCAAAATGCTACCCTCTGATATTGCCGAGAAGATTAAGCAGTACGACCGGGAATATGACTTTCGCGTAATGGTTGCAGATACAGGCGGTTTAGGAAAAAGCATCGTAGAAGAATTTCGTTATCG